CCGCCTGCAAACCGAGGCGGGCATTCACGACATCGTGAATGTCGGCGCGGCGTTCATCGACTTTCTGCGGCCTATGGATCTGGAGAAAACGAAGGAGTTTGCGCGTCTGTTCGATGCGTTCATCAAATCCAAGATCGAGAGACGATGAAACAGACCGACCGCGATGCCCTGCGCTATTGGGAGCGCCTGCGCGAATCCGTTTACAACGCCACGACGATCGACGAGGCAATGTCCGAAGCCGAGATCGAACGACATCGCACACGGCTCGAATCCGATTTCGAGGCGTGGGTGCGGTTTTTCCTGCCGCATTATGCGGGCTATCCCTTCGCGCCGTTCCAGCGGCGGGCGTTCCGCCGCGTGCTCGCGCACGACGAATGGTTCGAGGTGCGCAGCTGGAGCCGCGAGCTGGCCAAGTCTACGATCGGCATGTTCGAGGATCTCTATCTGGCCCTGACGCGCCGCAAACGCTTCTTCATAATGGCCGGCAATACGCACGAGGCCGCAACGCGGCTGCTCACGCCATATAAAATCGAACTCGAAGCCAATCGTCGCATACAACAGTACTACGGCCGACAGCAGACGCTCGGACACTGGACCGAAGATTTTTTCAGTGCGAAATGCGGTGCTACGTTCATGGCGCTGGGTGCCGGAGAGACACCCCGAGGCGTCAAGAACAAAGCCGCACGACCCGATGTCATCCGTGTCGACGACTTCGACACGCTGCCCGACTGCGCGAATCCTTCGATTCTCGATAAAAAGTGGGCGTGGTGGGAGAAGGATCTCTATCCGACACGTTCCGTATCGGGCGGTACGCTCATCGTCTTCAACGGAAATCTCATCGCCGAGGATTGCTGCGTGAAGCGCGCAGGAGCCTTGGCCGATCATTGGGACATCATCAACCTCCGGATGGTCGATCCAAGGCACCCGAACGGCGTGGAGGATTACCGCGACGGCAAATCCGTGTGGCCCGAGAAAAATCCCGAGCCGATGATCGACCGCGTGCTCTCGAAGATGAGCTATGTCGCCGCTATGGGAGAGTACTTCAATACGCCGATCTCCGAGGGCAACGTCTTCGGCACGCAGTTGCTGGGCAAAGTTCCGCCCCTTGGACGATTCCCGTTTCTGGTGATCTACGGAGACCCGGCACCCGGACAGCGACGCGGCACGGGCAACTCGGGATCGTTCAAGGCCGTATGGCTGACGGGTGTGCTCGACGATGTGCTCTACGTCATTAAAGGACGTCTGTTCCGGGGTTTGAACGACGACTTCATCGAAGCCTACTTCCACCTGTTCCGCTACGCAGGAATGGGGTTGAAGGTACCCGTCTTCAGCTTCATGGAGAACAACTCCTTGCAGGATCCCTTCTTTCAGCAGGTATACAAACCCCTTATGGACCGGAAGCGGCGCGAAACGGGCGTGATGCTCTCCATACAGCCCGATGCGGCGATCAAGGGGGATAAGGCCGCACGAATCGAAGCCAACCTCGAACCGCTCAACCGGAACGGACTTCTCGTATTCAACGAGGCGGAAAAAGACTCGCCCGACATGCAGGAATTGCTCAAGCAGTTCCGGCTTTTCACCATGCGCACGCCCTATCCGGCCGACGGCCCCGACTGCATCGAGGGGGCATGGCGGATGATCCGAAGCAAACTCAGTCAAATGCGTCCCATTACGATCGTACCGCCATCGGGCCGGGCCGGCAACAAACATCTGATGTAACCATGTCCCAATTCATCGACATCGACGACTACGACGCTACGCTCCACCGCGAGATTCTCGACGCTCTGGTGCGCGACGACAAACAGGTGATCGAGGTCTGCGAAGACCGGGCGATCGCCGAAATGAGAAGCTACATGTCGCAGGTCTACGACTGCGACGAAGTATTCGCGGCGCAGGGAGCCGAGCGGAATCAGCTCGTACTCATGTTCGCACTCGACATCGCCGTGTATCACATCTTCTGCATCCACAACCCGCACAACATGTCGCAGATCCGTATCGACCGGTACGAACGCGCCGTGGAATGGCTCAAAGGCATTCAGAAGGGAATGATCCGCGTCGACGGACTGCCCGAAATGACACCTGAACAGGGACGCGAGAAGCTGACGCCCCTCCTCGTGTCGAGCGACCGCAAACACCGAAACTACATGTGATATGGCGAAAAAAAATACACGACGCATCACTGCGGGCGGCACGCCCGGCGTGGCGGGGCAGGGGACCTCGACCATCATTCTCTCGGCACCCCGCATCGGAGGAGTCGACATCGCAGACTATATGCAGGCGCTGCGCGATGCCAATCGCATCGACTTCCCGCAGCGAAGACGCCTCTACAACCTCTATACGGATCTGCTGACCACGGATGCGCACCTGAATGCCGTGATCGGCAAACGACGGGCGGCGCTCGTCGATCAGCCCGTCGTATTCCGCCGAAGCGAACAGATCGACGAACACGTGCAGCAGCATCTGCGCTCGCCGTGGTTCCACGACTTCCTGCTGGACCTCTTCGACGCCCGTCTGTGGGGCTTCTCTCTGTTCCAGTTCCGGCGCGAGGGCGAATGGCTCGCCTACGACCTCATCCCGCGCAAGCACGTCGATCCCGTGCGGCGGCTCATCATCCCGCGCGAGGGACAGATCACCGGACAACCGTGGGACGAATATCCCGACCTGCTCTTCGTCGGTAAAGCCCGAGATCTGGGGCTGCTGGCGCAGGTGATGCCTTATGCCATCTACAAACGTCTGTGCTTGGGATACTATGCACAGTATGCCGAACTCTTCGGACAACCCATACGCGAAGGCACCTACGCCATATACGACGAGGAGGCGCGGCGGGCCATGCTCCGCGACCTCACGGCCATGGGGGCCAGCCCCGTGATTCTGCATCCCGACGGCACGTCCGTCAACCTGCACGAGGCTTCGCAGAAGGCCGGAAGCGCCGAGTTGTACAAAACCCTGCTGGAATACTGCGACGAGGCCGAAAGCAAAGCCCTGCTGGGCAACACGCTCACCACGCAGACCACGGATACGGGAACGCAGGCGCTCGGCACCGTACACAAAAGCGCCGAGGAGTCCATCAACCAGATGGACCGGCAGTTCGTGCTCGACGTTCTGAACTACGACTTTACGGACCTGCTCCTCACGCTCGGAATCGACGTCCGCGGCGGTAGCTTCGAATTTGAACAGCCCAAGCAGATCGACCTTGCAGAGAGCATCAACATCGACCGCACGCTTCAGGCGATGGGCCTGCCGATGGACGACGACTATCTCTACCGAAAATACGGCGTCGAACGCCCCCGGGACTACGAACAGCAGAAGGCACGCATGGCCTCCACACAGACGACCGAGGTCGTCGAAGGTGCCGGGACCGTGCCGCAGAACCGCCGTGCGCACGGCTTCGGCAGTCGTCTGCGCGATTTTTTCGCCTCGGCCCCCGAAAGCACGGGGGCGGATTTAGAATGGTAGTCGAAAGGCTCTACTACGCCGAGGCGGATGAAGAGTTCGCAAGAGCGTGGTGGATCGACCGCGACCTCGTGCTCGGATTCATGCGCCGCATATACGGCCGCGAGTTCGACCCCGCGAACCGCATCGACGCCGTAATGCTCGATGCCGTGCGCGAGGTCTTCGACCGGGCCGTGGACGAGGGATTCGGCACCCGTGCGTTCGCAGAATCCGAGTACTCCTTCTACGAGCAGCTGCGGTACAACAACGCCGTCTTCGCCGCATTCAAGGTCCACCGCATGCAGCACGACATGGCCGCGCGGCTGCTCGACGCGGAGGGCGGGCTCAAATCCTTCCGTCAGTGGCGCCGCGAGGTCGAACCCATCGCATCGCATCAGGTCGGCAGCTGGCTGCGAACAGAATACGACACGGCCGTCAAACGAGCACACATCGCGGCCGACTGGAAGCGCTTCGAAGCCGAGGCCGACGTATTTCCTAATCTCGAATGGATGCCCAGCACGAGCGTCGAACCACGCCTTTCGCACATGCGCTTCTACGGGCTCGTGCTGCCCGTCGGGCACCCCTTCTGGCAGCGGCACATGCCCGGAGACCTGTGGGGCTGCAAATGCGGATTGCAGGCCACCAGAGCACCCCGGACGCCCGAGGACCGGATACCGCAGGAGATGCCCGGAAGCGAACCACAGCCCGGCATCGAGACGAACCCGGCGCACACGGCGGCAATATTCAGCCCTTCGCACCCGTACGTCGCCAAAGCTCGAAAAGGTGCTGTCGATGCCGTGCAGACAGCGTTGGACGAACTATACCCCGACTGGATCGGCGGACGCGAACTGCCGAAAACGATGGAGGAGTACCGCACCCGCAGAGCGGAGATTCAAGCCGAAGCGCTGAGGACGGTGCGGAATATCCGATACCGCAACCCCGAATTCGACAGGGAGATCACAGTAACAAGAGATGGCGTTAAAGAATTCCTGAATCAGCCTCATAAACATGGGGCCTACAAGAACGAGATGCTGCTCCGAATCGGAGAGGTGCTGGAAAAGGCCGATTACAAAGGATGGGGGACGTATAAGAACGACAGGAAACCCGGTCTTCGGAAATCCCATATTTTCGAAGTCCGGATACAAGGGGATCCTTCGTGGATCATTGTTCATGAATATAAAGATGGGAACACTCTGCTACACAGCATATCGGATAAACCGACCGTTTTGAAGGGAATAAAAAAGTAGCGACCCCGATGCCCTTATCCGGAACTACAATCCGGCATCGGGCATCGAAGCCGCTATCCGTATGCAAATATACGGATATTATCCGGTTCTGCAAACAAACGTTCAAATATCGTACAAATGGACCCTAAAGAGTTTTCGAAGCTCACACAAAAATTCAGCCGCGAGCTGGAGACCTTCGTCCGGCGGACGGCGCCGGTGATCGTCGGACGGCTCGCGGAAAACCACTTCCGCGACAATTTCCGACAAGGCGGATTCGTCGACCGCGAGCTGCGCCCGTGGCCCCGGACACGCCGCCAGCAGTCCGGAGCCGGCACAGCCGAAAGCCAATACGGCCCCCTGCTCAGCAGCCGGAAACACCTCATGTCGTCGGTCGAGCATACGACATACGATTACGGGGCGCTCGTCTATAACCGAGTGCCTTACGCCCCGATTCACAACTGGGGCGGAACTACGCATCCGACCGTTACACCCCGGATGCGCCGCTATGCGTGGTGGAGATACTATGCGGCCGGAGGCGGCAAAAAGAACGGAACAGGGAAAACGGCCGGAGGCGAAGAAGCCGAGCAATGGAAGCGGCTGGCGTTGACGAAAAAGAAAAAAATCACCGTTCGCATTCCCCAGCGTCAGTTTCTCGGCACGAGCGCCCGGCTGGAAGAGACGATCCGCAAGGAGCTGGAGAACGAACTCGAAGCGCAACTCATTGAACTGAACATACGATGAACGAAGTACTGATCGAACTGATCGGGCGGCTGCGGGAGCGGATGCCCGAACTGAGCCTCATCGACGAGGACTACGGACAACTGGAGACCGATGCGGGAGACCAATATCCCGTAACCTTCCCCTGTGTGCTGCTGAGCGGCCTCACGGTGCAGTGGGAGGAGATGGGTGCAATGCCTGCCAACATCCAGCGCGGAACGGCCGAAATGACCGTGCGCCTCGGCATCGACTGCTATGACGACACGCATGCCGGATCGGGAACAACGGACCGCATCGCCGACCGGGTGCGCTTGCTCCGGCGCCTCACGGATTGCCTGCACGGATACCGGCCCCGGGGATCCCTCGAACCTGTCAAGCGCACGCGGAGCCGCCCCGCAACGACGGCTTACGGCGTCAAAGTCTATGAGACCACCTACCGGTGGCGCATGACGGAACGTCTCGCGGAAACGTCGTGAGGTGCGGCGGAGGGGAATTTACTCTTCCTGCAACATCGCCAGCTGCGTGGCCGTGATGCGGGGTTTGCGTACTTTCGGAACGGGACGGATGCCCAGTTCGCGGTGGACGCGGCTCGCACGGCGGATGATCGCCATAATCCGCTCCTCCGACAGAAAGAACTCCTGCTCGGAGAGGATTTTCAGCGTATCGTCGAACCGGAGACGCTGCTCCTCGGTCCAGTAGTGATACCGGCGCAACAGCGCCAGATCGCGCTGTTCGATGAGGTGTCTGTTTCGTCCGCGGGGCATAGGCTCGGTTGATTGAATCTTCGTTACTGCAAAGATACGCATTTTTATTCGATAGCGAGCTTTCGCAGAGCGTTTTCATACAAAAGCCGCCGGACACTGCGTCCGGCGGCTCGCTGAAAACAGGCAGCGGATCAGCGGGGATCCGTCAGCCGAAGAGCCTGTTCGTATTCCGGCATCATCGCACGCAGAAGACCCGCGAGGCGGTAGAGACCGCTTTGTGGGGCGTGTTCCGAATCCAGAAGTTCGAAAACGTACGTAAGTTCGTCGTGAAGATCGAGCCAGTCCTCCACGGGGCTCGAACCTGCAACCGGGACTTCGATCACATAGCGGTCCTGCTCAAAGCGTACCATCCGAGCCTCCTTTCTTTATCTTCAGTTCGACCTCCTGAGCCTCGCGCAGCAGGCGCCGGAAATCGGTCATGAACGCATCCCGGCGCTCATCGTGTCGCACTTGGCGGATCTCGGCGTACAGCCGGAACAAATCGCCCTCGGTTACCATGTAACGTTTGCGGATCTTATTGCGTCCCATCACTGCTGCCCTCCTTTCTCTTTGCGGGCATTCTGGTTGCCGAGCGTCCGTCCGCGACCGCCCAGACGAACCGCTGGCAGACGCGGCGGAACGGGAAGCGTCGACCGCTCGCCGAGAAGCAGCTGCGCCATCTCGCGCGGGGAATGATAAAGCAGGTCTGCTTCTCGATTCGTCTGGGCACGCTTGTAGAGTGCCATCAGGATTTTGCTGCTTTTCTGATGACCGTTCAGCACACGCCAAACGGCCTGACGGGGGGACGCCAAGCTCCAGCGCTATGGATAACTGGTCGCCCTGATGAAGACTCTCGCCGATCAACCACAGCAGATGGAGGATGTCGGCCGTGATGGACTCCCCGCGACGCGGGTAACGTAGCGATCCCACCCCCGTGCTCGCGGTTGCACCCGAGCTCAGCTCGTACAGACCCGTGCGGCGAAGCGCCGGCAGAACATCCGACGTTACCCATTTGCGGATAGCGGCGGCCTGTGGCTTGCGAGACAAAAAAATCAGATGGTAAAATCCACTTTCATTAACCAGATTTACAAGTCGTTGCTGACCTGCCCTATCTATCGGATAGATTAGCTTCTCATCGTCATCCAATGATTTCAATCTGTCGGTAGGATTTGAAAGATCCAATAATTTACAAACCTCGACTGCCACAAAGTATGGCTCACTGTTAATCAATACCGGTGTCAATCTAATGTTGCTGTCATTCCAGACAACCGGTTCGCAGCATAAAACTGCTTTTTCACTCTTTAAGTCCTGCATAATAAAGAACAAATAAAAAAAGGAGCCTACACGCTGCAGGACTCCTATTTCCCATACCGGGCAAAAAGGTCGCCGCTCCAAACGGCTCGTGTAGGCTCTTAATCTATTGATTATGCCCTTGAAAAATAAGAATCCTGCAAGGGCAAAGATAGAAACTATTTTTGAAAATAGAAATTATTTGTCAATTCTTTCAACGAGATTTTCGAAGTGATCGAAAATCTCCAGCGCATCGCTTTCGCTGCGGGTTTTATCAGAAGAGTATGGCAGGTAAATGACCGTAAAATAATTACCTAATGTTTGCACGGAAACTATTGTCGTTATTGATTCCGGAGTTACTCCCTCGCGTTTCTGTTTCTCGGCCCGCTCTTCGGCCTCAAGCTGCGCCTTCAGGGAGGCGCGTTCAGCTGCTGTCATTTTCGTGATGTCCATAATCTGTTAAAGTTTTAGAAAGATTTTAATGTATTTCACATGTTTTCGAGAATCGGCCGCCAGCCGAGAATCCCTCCTTCTACTCCGCCCCATCCGGGGAATGCCCACACCAACCATCTGCAACCGATATATCTCACTATGACGAAAGGGTATTGCACATCAGAGGTTTTGCCCAACACGGTCGCGCCATCTTCCGGCAACTCCTTCAACGATACACAATATCGTTTGTATAATAGTTGCGGTCAACCGGAGACGGCGCATCGCTCGAACACGAGAC